GAACTTCAAGCAGCAGGTACTGCACCAACAGGCGGTAAAATCCGTGTGTGGTGTGTCCTGATGAACATTGATGATCGAGGTAATTATAGTGCTTCTGAAGCACAACGTGACGCACTTGCGTAACTAAACTAATGAGTGGGCTGCTTAACTGTGGCCCACTTATACTTATGTATAGAGGAATGATTTATGGGTATTACTACAGCAATGTGTACAAGCTTCAAGAAAGAATTACTTGGTGGACTACACGACCTTGACACAGATACAATTAAACTAGCTCTTATTAAACCTAGTAATAGTGGCACATATGGCGCTGCTACTACCAATTATTCAAATGTAACAGATGCTTCTGATGAGTCTTCTGGTACTAACTACCCTGCAGGTGGACAAGCTTTAGGTAGTCCTGCTATCACAATTAGTGGAACAACTGCTATGGTAGACTTTGCAGACGAAGTATTTGCAAACGTGACTACATCTGCTGTTGGTTGTATTTTATATAATACAGCAAACTCAAACTCTGCTATTTGTGTAGTTGACTTTGGGGGTACAGTAACCGCTGTTGCTGGTGACTTGACTATTGAGTTCCCTTCGGTTGGAGCAAGTACTACTATAATTAGAATAGCATAAAGGTCTAAGCAATGGCTGTCATTCGTCTTTCGGCAAGATATGGATCAGGTAAGTTTGGTCTTTCTAAGTACGATGAAGAGTTTGTATCTATTGCGCTTACCGGAGTTGTTGGTACAACTGCTCTTGGATCAGTAACACTAGGACCCGTAGCAGTAACATTAACTGGTGTATCTGCAAAAGGCTTTGTTGCAGTTTCTACAGACGAAATAGAAGAGGCTGCAGCACTAGGAAGTTTTGATTCAGTTGCATTTAGAACTTCGTTACTTGCAGACTTTGGTGTGGGTAACTCAGTTACTCCTACGGGCGTAGCTGCAACAGGACAAGTACAAGCTATTACCACAATACATGTGGAAGCTGGTTTAATAAGTCAGGCTGGTACAGGAGCAATTGGTGCTTTATCAACAAGTTCTGTTATATTTGATTTTGAAGCTGTAAGAGAACAATACAGTAGAAGACGTTCAGTTACTGTCCAGAGGGCTGCGTAATGTCTACAGCAGCAGAAAGAATAGTACGTATAGCTGGAGAAACTAGATTAGTTATTGTAGAAAAACATACGACATCTGCAGATAGAACTGTACATGCAACTGAGGTATAATAAATGAGTTTTCGTTGGCCTATTAAAGACCCTGATGAACAATTAGATTATAGTGTAGATTGGTCACGTTTTCTTGTTGACGCAACTATATCTAGTGTTGTGTGGTTTGTTAAGACTAATACCTTTAATACTAAAACTACACTTGCAGGTGGTCAAACTCTTACCACAGCATCAAGTAGCGCAGTAACTGATACTATACAAAATGTATCTCAGACTAACACTACTACAGTAGCTACTATTAATATTGCTGGAGGTACAAATAACGCAGAGTACACTTTCTTTTGTAGAATGGTTGATAACACAGGCAGTCAAGCAGAGCGTAGTATTAAACTACGAATAAAGGAACGATAGATGGCGTATGATTATATTGGGTTAGTTAATGATATTAACCGTAGGCTTAATGAAGTAGAACTTATATCAACTAATTTTATTAATGCTGTAGGTGAATACAGTATGGTAAAAGATTCTGTAAACTCAGCTATACGGTTTGTAAACCAGCATGAATATGAGTGGCCTTTTAATCACGTTGAGGCAGAAGAAACTTTAACTGCAGGTATAGTGCGTTACGCATATCCTCCAGATGCTAAGTCTTTAGCTGTTAATAGCTTTCGTATTAAACGAAATGCTACATTAGGTAATACCACACGAAGACTAGCAGTCATGGCTTACGAAGAGTACTTAGATAATCACGTAGACGCAGAGTACAATACAGCGGATAACACACGTTCTTTACCACGTAATGTATTTAGAACGCCTAACTTAGAGTTTGGTTTTATTCCAGCACCTGATAAGGCGTATGAAGTAGTGTACGAGTACTATAGACTTCCTATTGATTTAATTAATCCAACGGATGTACCTACAATACCAGAACAGTTTAGACATATATTAGTAGATGGTGCAATGCATTATCTTTACTTGTTTAGGGGTGAAACACAAGAAGCAGCACTTATGCAACAACGATTTGAATCTGAGATTAAAAGTATGCGTAGTCTATACATTAATAGATACGATTACGTAAGGTCTACTGTAATCAATCGTTCAGGTTCAGCAATTAGTTCTTCTAGGATTTCTTAAAGCATGGCAACAAAACGCCAATCATACCCTATCGAATTTAAGGGTGGTCTTATTACAAATATGAGTCCGTTACAGCAGGGCATTAACGCTCCCGGCTCTGCACGTGTACTTAGAAACTTTGAGCCATCTATTAAAGGTGGTTACAGAAGGATTGAGGGATACGATAAATATAATGATAGTATTATACCACCTTACGGTCAACCCGTAGTCCATGGTGGTAGCCAAGGTACAACTACAGGTTTAGTACTAGGCAGTATACACAAAACTCCAGAAGCAGGTGACACATTAACTATAGCAGGTGTATCAGGAGTTTACACAATTGCATCTGGTGGTGTTAGTTTTGATACAACCAATAATAGAGTTACACTAACCCTTACAACTGCTAAGGCTTCTCAGCCAGCTAATGCAGCAGTAGTTACTTTTACTTCTACTATAACTTCCCATCTAATTACTGGAGTAGGTGTCTTTTTAGATAATGTAGTTGTGTCTAGGAATGCAGATTTATTTAAGGTAGCAAGCAGTTCTATTACTCACGCTAACGTTCCTAACTACGGTGATGTACTTGTAAATGGTGGATCAGAGTCCGGTACAACATTAGCTGTAGACGCATTGACTGCGCCCCCACAGATAGGTGATGTATTTAAAATTGCAGGTGTTGATCTTGTATACACCGTAACAGCAGACGCAACAGTTTCTTCAGGTGGATCAGACTTAGCTATTAATCCAGCCCTAGCTGCATCTCCAGCAAACAATGCAGTTGTTACTTTTTTATCTACGGCAAGAGATGGCCTAGTAAATAAAACAAGAATGGCTAGGTTTAACTTTTCTGGTTCTGAAAAGATGAGTATTGTAGATGGTATTAATATTCCAGCAATATATGATGGTAATACTTTTACTAGACTAGATGCTGGCCCTACTGACATAATAGGTGCAGACTTTACTGTAAGTTTTAAAAACCATTTGTTCTTTGGCAATAACGATATACTAGCTTTTACTGCGCCTTATACAGATAATGACTTTACAGCAGGTGCGGGTTCTGGTACAATATCTGTAGGTGGAGCCATAACTGGGTTAGTAGTCTTTAGAGAACAATTAATTATATTTACTGAGTCTTCTATAGTACAATTAGTAGGTAATACAATTGGAGACTTTCAATTAAAACCAATAACATTAGACATTGGTTGCGTTGATGAAGATACTATTCAAGAGATAGGTGGGGATGTAATGTTCCTTGGTCCAGATGGCCTTAGACTTTTAAGTGCTACAGATCGTATAGGTGACTTTGGATTAGGTGTTGTATCTAAAACAATACAAAGTGAGTTCCAAAGATTTCTAACTACTAATACTTCTTTTTCAAGTGTAGTTATTCGTGAGAAATCTCAGTATAGATTATTTGGGTTTAACGTAGGGACTACAAGAGAAAATGCTAAAGGTATTCTTGGTACACAATTTTCTGGGCAAGGTGGTGCAGAAATGGCTTGGGCAGAGTTACGTGGCATACGTGCTTATGTAGCTTCCGGTAGGTTCTTTCAAAACGCAGAGACTGTTGTATTTGCAAATGATGACGGTTACTTATATCAAATGGAAGATGGAAATAGTTTTGATGGTGCTAACATACCAACTACTTTTGCAACACCATTTACTCCTATAAATGACGCTGGCATACGCAAAACATTTTACAAAGCAGTTCTTTATACAGACCCCCAAGGTAGTGTATCTTTTGATATGAGCCTTAAACTAGACTTTGACCAAAAGGATGGAATACAACCAAACGGTGCGGTTGTAGATAATAACACAGGAGAGGTTGCTTTTTATGGGGTAGCTACATATGGGTCTACTGCTGTATATAGTAATAAACTACTAACTCTTTTTTCAACACAATTAATAGGCTCAGGATTTACAGCATCCATACAATTTGAGTCAGATAGTACTGATCCACCATTTTCGCTTGACGCAGTTACGTTGGCGTATGGTACAAACACAAGAAGGTAAAAATCATGGGTACAGGTTATGTAAGAAATGATTCGGGAAATAACATTGCCGATGGTAACGTCATCAACGCATCTGACTTAGATGGCGAATTTGATGCAATTGCAGCAGCACTAGGTACATCTGGGCACACACATGATGGTACAGCTGCTGAAGGCGGTACTGTTACGGTGCTTGGACCTGCCCAAGACTTTGTAGCTACCGCCTCTGTAATTAGACCTAAAACAGATAATACTTTAGATATTGGTACAAGTGGCCTAGAGTTTAAAGATTTATTTCTTGACGGTAAAGCTTACATAGATGGCTTTGGTGAAGATACTTTATTTGATACTACAAAGAAAATACAGTTTCGTGATGCTGGTTTATTTATTAACTCTAGTGGTGACGGTGTTCTTGATCTTGTGTCTGACACAGAGCTTCAGGTAACTGCTCCTACCGTAGATATTAATGCGTCAACTGCAGTACTAATTAGTAACGATCTTAAACTTGATAGTGATGCAGCTGTACTTGGATTTGGTGTAGACAATGATGTAACACTTACTCACGTAGCTGACACAGGCTTGTTGCTTAATAGTACTATGGCTTTGCAGTTTAATGACGCTTCACAGTCTATTAATGCTCCTACTAATCTTGTACTAGATATTAATGCTACAGATGAGATTGAACTTAATGCTACATTGGTAGATATTAACGCTAATTTAGACGTATCTGGAACTGCATTGATTACTGGTGTAGCTACGTTTACTGCAACTGCATTATTTAATTCAGATATAAACCTTCAAGATGATTTGTTTTTAGATAGTGACGCTGCAGTACTTGCTTTTGGTGAAGATAACGAAGTAACTCTTACTCACGTAGCTGATACAGGGCTATTACTTAATAGCACAATGGCTCTGCAGTTTAATGACGCTTCACAGTTTATTAATGCTCCCACAAATGAAATATTAGATATAAATGCTACTGCTGAAATTGAACTTAATGCTACATTGGTAGATATTAACGCTAACTTAGATGTATCGGGAACTGCTTTAGTTACAGGTGTTGCAACTTTTACTGCTACTCCAGTATTTAGCGCAGATGTAACTATTGAAGATGATTTATTTTTAGATAGTGACGCAGCAGTAATTCACTTTGGTGAAGATGGCGATGTAGTTCTTACTCACGTAGCGGATACAGGATTGTTGCTTGGCGGTACAAGACAACTTCAATTTAACGATGCAAGTCAGTTTATTAATGCGCCTACTAATCTTATACTAGATATTAATGCTACAGATGAGATTGAACTTAATGCTACTCTTATAGACGTTAACGGTAATCTTGATGCATCTGGTACTCTTACACTTGCTGGGAATGCTACTTTTGCTGGCATACTTGATATAACACTTGCTACAGATGCAACTGATGCAACGGGCGATACAGGAGCTTTACGTACTGAAGGTGGTGCAAGCATAGCTAAAAAGTTGTTTGTTGGTACTGACCTAGACGTAGACGGTACATCAAACCTAGACATAGTGGACATTGATGGTGCTGTTAATATGGCAACCACTGCCCTCGTAACAGGCGTCCTGACAAC